TCACGTTCCAGAGCGACTACACCACGGGTGAGGCGAACATCGTCTGGAACGAGTGGGGCATCTTCAATGCCGCCTCGGGCGCCACGTCGATGCTGTCGCGCAAGGTCGAGTCGTTGGGCACCAAGGCCAGCGGGACGTGGACCCTTACAGTGGACTTCTCGCTCGTCTAGGCTTTGACCGGGCGAGGGCCGAGCACTTATGAAGGCAAGCGGCTAGTAACCGCCGTCGCTCGGCTCGCCCACACAGCGGGAAGGTTCTGATGCGACGACCTATCGCGATTGCGCTCGCAAGCGCGCTCCTGTTCGGGCTCGCCAGCCCGGCGCTGGCCGACTTTCCCACCCCGGCTCCCGTCCCGACCGTTCCATCCGGTGGCGGGGACGGCGTCAACGGGCCTGACTGGGCCTACTGCTACGTGTCGCAGGCGGGGGTCGCCATCCCGCCCTTCACCCCGACCCCGCTGTGCGCGCTCACGGTGGGTCCGGGCACGTGGCGGTTCAATGCGACCGTCTCGACCCTCATCACACAGGTCCCCAACCGCGGCCCGCTCGTGGTCTACTCCATCGACTTCCACAAGCAGGGCGGCGGCCCCGGCGACTACTACGGCGCGTCGAGCGGCAGCCTGTTCACCCCGACCGGGGCGCCCATCTCCGCGCTCGGCATCGGGTCCTTCACCGAGAAGACCGGCATCGAGCTGCGCTACTTCAGCACCGGCACGACCTCGCTCATCGCGTCCGCGAGCTTCGACAGCGGCCCCACCACCCTGTTCATCGCTGAGCGCATCAGCGAGTCCACGGCGCCCTTGCCGTGACCGTCCGCTACGTCCGCAAGACGGGCTCCGACGCCAACGACGGCTCCTCGCCATCGAGCGCCTACCTGACCATCAACTACGCCGTGGACGCGGCGCGCGTGGCGGCGGGCGACATCATCTACGTCGGGGCGGGCACGTACCGCGAGCGCATCACCGCGCTCGCGGTCAGTCTCGGCTCGGAGACTTGGCTCATCGGCGACACGGACGGCAGTAAGACCGGGGATGCGGGCGAAGTCATCGTGACCGCCTTCCTGACGAACGACACGACGGCGCCTGCTGGCGCATCCAGCTCGACCATCTACTGCGCCACTTCCGTTGACCACTGGACGCTGGAGAACCTGACCATCATCGGAGCCAGCACGGGCGGCGGCAACGCGGGCTCGTGTGTGTTCACGAACTTGGCCCACTACCTGACGCTCCGTAACTGCACCTTCATCGGGCATATGGGTGGACGCTGGTGCGTGACCCTCGACAACTACCGATACACCGCTCCGGCCCACGTGCTCATCGAGCGGTGCCGCATCTACGGGGTCTCCGAGGCCCTGTTCCTCGGGCAGCTCCCCGACGCGGGCGCGACCCAAGTGGATATGGACATCGTCGTCCGCAACAACATCATCTGGGCCATCGCGGGCGCCGAGTGCATCAGTCTCGAAGGTGTGACTGCTGGGAACCACCTCATGGGCGGCACCATCATCAAGAACAACCTCATCATCAGCCCCACCCTTTGCGTCAACGTGCAGGTGAACACCTACCTCTCAACGACCTACCCGGCGCTCGTCTACAACAACATCCTGATAGCCGGGGGTCTCACTGCCCGACACGCCGGGGAGATAGTCGAGGACTACAACATCCTCTACGGCGGCTACCTCACCAACGTCACGGCGGGGACGAACACCATCGCCGACGGCCGGTACATGACGGCCTTCCACTTCGGGCAAGAACTGGCATGGGGCGGAGTGCCGCGTCCGTTCGGGATGCCGGTGAAGGGCTCGCCGCTGTTCGGCTTCGGCAGCTTCGACGCGAGCGTCACCGACGACCTCCTCGGCGGTCCGCGACCGGGCTCGGGCATCGGCTCGCTGCTGCGCGCAGTCGGGCCGTTTGAGCGGGGCAACTCTGGTACACGGGAGGCGGTGACCATCCGCAGCGGGGCGTTCGCTATCAAGCTGCTCGGCCCCGGCTATCAGGATGTCGAGGTCGCGGTCGCGGTGGCGAGCACCACCATCAGCGTCTACGGGCGCTTCGACGGGACCTACGCCGGAGGCAAGCCAAGCATGAAGGTGCTCAACGGCGGCGAGGCTGGGGTCGCCGACGCCACGGCCACCATGACCGGGGCGGCGAACACGTGGGAGCAGCTCACCCTCAACTTCACGCCCACGAAGCCGGGCATCGTGACGGTGCGCCTCATGTCGTCCGACACCAACGGTGGTGGAGCGGCGTTCTTCGATGACCTGACGGCGACCTAAGCCATGACGGTCTACGTCCCGTGGACCCGGCAGTACCCCGAGTGCCGGGCTGCACTCGCGCCGTCATCGCCAGTCTACGTGGATGTGTCGGCCGATGACTTTGCCTACTGGCGGCTCGCCCGCGCCCTGTGGGGTGAACGCGAGCCGTTCACCATCGTCGAGCACGATGTCCTCGTCGAGCCCGGTTCCATCGAGGAGCTGGACGCTTGCCCTGAGCCATGGTGCGCGTTCGCCATTCACTCGGTCGATGTCGGGACGGGCATGTCGTGGGTCGCGACCTTCGGCTGCGTCCGCTTCCGCCCGTCAGGGGCATGGCCGCTGCTTGACCCGGTCGGCTGGACGTGGCTCGACATGGAGACGGAGGACGCCCTGCACGCGCTGGGCTGGGCGAAGCACGTCCACGGGCCGTTGCTCGCGACCGTGAACCCCGGACTGGTCGAGTACACCAAGCTCGTCGCGATGCTCTTGGGTACCTGACATGGCCCTGACCGTTACCAGTCGGGGCACCGGCACGCACAACACCGGAGCAACGACGCTCGTGCCGGGCGGACGCTCGGCGACGCTTGCGGTCGGCTCGATGGGCGTGCTCTGCATCGCGCTCGACAACGCCGGGGCGTCCGGCGGCGCCCTCATCGCTCCCGCCTCGTGGACGGACGCCAAGGGCAACGTCTGGACGCTGCGCCAGCCCGCGCTGTACGACAACGGTTCGGCCAGCTCCGGTATCGAGATGGCGTTCTACACGGCGCCCATCACGGTCGCCCTGCTGACCTCCGACGCAGGGACGATAACGTGGCAGAGCGGCGCCTCGCCGGTCGCCAAGGTCTGGACGTGGTACGAGGTCATCCCGTCCGGCTCGAACAAGGTCGCCTACGGCACAGGCGGGACCATCGCCGGGGCGACGGCGGCCAACGCGCAGGTCACGACCGGGACCATCGAGATTGGCAACGCGGTCATCGCCGGGTACTTCAGCGAGAACACGGGTGCCGTCACGGGCGACGCCGACACGACCAACGGGACGTGGACGACGCAGCAGACGACGAACATCGGCTCGACCACCTCCGGCGTCATCATCGCCACCCAGCAGAAGGTTCAGACGACCGCCGCGAGCACGCAGTCCTACGACGTAACGGTGGCCTCGCAGGACCGCATCGCCGGGTGGGTCGGGTTCGTCGAGATACAGATGAAGACCGGCACGGCCGAGTCCGGCGCCGGAACGGACGCGAGCGTCCGCATCGGGCGGACCGGCACCGCGGAGTCCGGCACCGGGACTGACAAGAGCACCGCGCTCGACTCCGTCACCGACACCTCGACCGACTCCGGTACGGGCGTAGACGCGAGCGTCCGCATCGGGCTGGCAACGAGGACCGACTCTGGTACCGGACTCGGCACCGCCAACGTCATTCTCCCCGAAGACATCCTCCACTGGCGTCGCGGCGAGCTTCAGGTCGGGCTGCCCGCGTGGGACGCATGGCGACGGGGCGAGCCGGGACGCATGGCCGGGCGGACCACCATCAACTACGACGCCGCGTTCATCTCTACGGAAGCAGGTGCAGCCAGCGATGTCTCCGCCCTCACCGCTGCGGTGGCTGGCACGGCCGAGTCGAGCACGGCCACCGACACGGCGTCCGTGGACTTCGGCACCACGCAGGTCGTGGGCAGCGACTCGGGCACGGCCACCGACGCCCTGTTCACGAGCATTGCGGCGTACCTTTCTACGGAGGCGGTTGACGGCACGGAGGTCACGACGGCGAAGGTGAGCGCAACGGTCGAGTCGGGCACGGGAGCCGAGGGCTCGGGCGGCATCGGACTGTATGGCTCGGACAGTGGGACGAGTTCGCCATGAGCCACCCCGTCTCCGACGCCCTCGCGAGCATGACGCCCGCCGAGCGGCACGCCTACAAGGTCGAGGTCTATCGGGCACTGTCCAATGTCGTCGGACGGACGTTCACGCCTCGTGCCAACGTCGCCGTGACCATCATCGCGGCGAGCGTCGAGCACGGCCTGTTGCGGTTCGTCTTCGGGGTCACCATCAACGGAGTCTCCGTAGACCTGAGCGCCGCCAACCCGTTCTACTTCCACAACCCGCCCATCCTCGTGCCTGACCCGGCTGGCGACATCGTGCGGACCTCAACCGACCCACAGACCGGGCTCCCGGTCGAGCATCGCTATCGCGAGGACGTGCAAGCGGCACTGCGGGCGATGGTCCTCGACGCGCTGAAGGACGCCATCCAATGAGCACCCTCGTCGTCTACTCGGGCACGACGGACGGGCACATCTACTGCATCGACGGCGTGGCCGACGATGGCGAGGGCGGCGGGTCCAACGGCACCTACGCTGAGGCTCGGGCTGGAACGGGGGTGCCGTTTGGGGCGGAAGACACATACACGTATCTGCACGTCGGCCAGAACAAGGTCGTGGCCTCCTTCACCGAGTACCAAGTCTTCGAGACGTTCCTCGCCTTCGATACGTCCAGCGTCGGTTCCGGCTCCACCGTCAGCGCAGCCGTCCTCAACCTGACGAGCTACAACAACTTCACCACCACCGACTTCATCATCGAAGCGCGGCTCTACGACTGGGGCACCGGCCTCACGACGGCGGACTGGGTTGCCGGGGCGAACCTGTCAGCCCTGACCCTGCTCGCACACCGCGATACCGCGAGCGGCTGGACCGCCAATACCGCCTATGACCTGACCAACGATGCGTTCGCGGCCAACGTCAACAAGACCGGCAGTACGCGGCTCCTGCTGTGCTCGGACCACACCACCGCCAACACGGCTCCGACTACCTTCGAGTGGCTCGACGCCTACGCCGCAGACCAAGCCGGGACGACCCAAGACCCGAAGCTGACGGTCACCTACACGGCTGGCGGCGGTGGCGGGTCCGGCGCGCTGGAGATTGCGTCGCTCCACGCTGCGATGGATGGCGCGCCCGAGTCCGGTGGCGCCAGCGACAGCATGAGCGGACGAGGGTTCGGCTCGGGCGACGCAGGCACGGCGAGCGATGTCGCCGCCCTGACCGCCGCCTACCTCTCGTCCGAGGACGGGGTCGCGACCGACGGCAACGCGGTCGTTGGTGAAGGGGCTGTCCCGGTTAGCGCGTCGGACTCTGGCGTCGCCACGGACGCGAGCACCGCCCTGACGGCAACCCTGTCGTCCGTCGAAGCCGGTACGGGCGCGGACGCGAGCGTGAGCATCGGGCTGGTCGGTACGGCTGAACAGGGGACGGGCGTTGACGGCGCGGGCATCATCACCGTCCCAGTCGTCGGCGTTGACTCGGGCACGGCGACGGATGTCAGCGTCGGGATTGGGCTGACAGGGACAGCCGAACAGGGCGCAGCGACCGAGGTGTCGGTCAACTTCGAGGCGGATACGCCCATCGTGACCGAGTCGGGCACGGGGTCCGACACCCGTACCGGGCTCGTGCTGACCGGGACTGCCGAGGCGGGCACGGCCACCGATGAGGTTGCTGCTCGCGGCATCGCCACGACCGAGGACGGGGTCGCGACCGACGGCAACGCGACCGTCAGCCAAGGCTCGACACCGTCCGTGGTTGACTCGGGCACGGCGACGGATGCGGTCGTCGCCGTCACGGCGGGCTATGCCACGACCGAGTCAGGGACCGCCACCGACGGCAACGCGGCGGTCACCGTCCCTGTAATCGCGTCAGACAGCGGTACAGCCACCGAGACGGCCACCGTGACGGCCCTGTACGCAACCTCCGACTCGGGTGTCGGAACGGAGCTGGCGGCCCTCACAGCGGGCTACGTGGCGACCGACTCGGGTACGGGCACCGACGCAAGCGTGTCCGTCGCCCAGACCAAGGCGGCCTCCGACAGCGGCACCGCCAGCGACACCCTCACGGCGCTGGCGGCGGTCCTCGTGGCGGTCGAGGCCGGGGCCGCCGCGGACGACGTGGCCGGGCGCAATCTGTACGCCGTCGAGTCGGCCGTCGGCTCCGACACGAAGCAGGCCGTGGAGATTGGCGCCGCGGTCACGGTCTTCATGTCGGCGCAGTCCGGTGGTACGCTCGTTCCGGCACCCACCATGGAGCAGAAGACGCCAAGAACGGGGTCCACATGAGCCTTACCAACGCGCAGCTCGTCAGGCTGGAGGCCGGGGACGCCGGGGTTCCCGTGCGTGATGTCGCGAGCGGCGACAACTCATCGACCGAGTTCTACCTGTCGGCCCCGCCGCTGGTCGGTGACTCGCAGGTCGTCCGCATCGGCTCGTCGTCCAAGACCGAGGGCGCGGACTACTCCATCGACGACGAGACCGGCCGGGTGGTCTTCACGTCGCCGCCAGCCGCGCCCACGCCGCCCGCGGTCGGCAACATCGTGGTCACCTACAAGGCCGTCGGGGTCACCGACGCGGCCATCGCCGAAGCGTGTCGCCAGTTCGGGCTCCTGTCCACCGCCACGGCGGATACGGGGCCGCCGTCGGCCATCCTCGAAGCGGCGGCCATGGTGTGCGACTGGCGGGCCTCCGACGCGGCCACCGACTTCGACTTCGACACCGACGGGCAGAGCTTCAAGCAGGGCGCCGTGGCGGGCCACTGGGCCGACCGAGCCGCCGCGCTCCGGGTGCGCCTCCGCCAGCGCTTCGGCATCATCTCCCTGCCGACCACCCGCATCGACGGCTACAACCGACGGAGCGGCGAGGTCAGCACGCGGGACATCGGTCCGTCTACGCAGAACCCACGGCGCTACTTCTATGGCGCCCAAGATAGAATGCCCTAGCCCGTATGGATTGCCGTAAGGTACTAGCACCATGACGCGGATGTTCGGGCTCCAGCTCGCTCGGATGCGGCGCACCGCCGACGACGCCCTGCCGTCCTTCGGGGAGCTGTGGCGGCGCATCTACTCGTCCGACGGCAAGGGCGGCAAGACCGAGACCTTCGCTCGCGTCTCGTCCGGGCCATGGCGGGTGGCGCCGACCACGTCCAGCGTCTCGTCGGTGTCCATGTTCGCTAACCGACTCGGCGGGCAAGACGGCTGGTGGGCGACTGCGCAGTACCACGTTGACGTGCGCCTCAACGACCAGCTCCGGGTCGAGGGCCAGACCTTGGAGGTCGTCGGCTTCGACTCCGGGCGGTCCTACCCCGTCTCGCAGCGCGTCCTGTGCCGAGTGGTGGTCTGATGGCCCGCAACAGCGTGCTCATCGGTAAGGTCATGTTCAACCGTATCCCGGCCATCGCTCGCGCCCTGAGCACCGACAGCAACAAGCTCGTCCAGAAGACGGCGCTCGACGTACAGGCCGAGATTGCGACCTCGATGGAGGGCGCCCGGCATGGCCGACGGTACGGCGGGCACGTCGCGTCGGCGCCCGGCGAGAAGCCAGCCCGCGACATGGGCACGCTGGCCGGGAGTCTCGGCGTCAAGTCGTCCTACAACCACGCCACCGTCTTCGTGTCGGCGGCCCACGGGCCACACCTCGAATACGGCACGCGGTTCATGGCTCCGCGGCCCTACCTGCGCCCGGCAGCGCGGAAGTTCAACGTCATCTTCCAGTTCGCGATGCAGGCGATGGTGGACAGGGCCATGCGCAAGTGAGCAGCGCAGCGCTGGAGACGGCCATCTACACCGCCCTGAACGTGGCCGGGGTGCTGGCTGCGGCGCCGGGCGGGGTCCACCGCCGCAAGGCGCCACAGGGCTCCGGCGACGCCACCATCGTCATCTTCACCTTCGACAGCGCGGATGACGTGAAGACGCTGGCGGGTCCGGCGTGGCTCGACTCGGAGTTCACCGTGCGAGCCGTCTGCGCAGGGCTCTCCACCGGCCCGGCCGACACGGCCTATGCAGCGGCACATGCGACGCTCGAAGGCGTGGCGCTGACCATCCCCGGCTTCACCCCGATGTACTGCCGTCGGCGCACGCTCGTGTCCTACGACGAGGACGCCGAGGGCGGCAAGACCTACCAGCACGTCGGCGGGACGTACCGGGTGATGGCGACATGAGTCTTCACGCAGACGGACCCGGCGAGTACGATACGAAGACAGAAAGGGCGACGGTGAGCTGAATGGTCGTTGCTGTTCATGGGTCCAAGGCAGGGTTCTACATCAACGGGCTCGATTGGACGAGCTACCTGAAGTCCATCTCCCTATCCCGCACGGTCGAGGCGCCGGATGCCACGGTCCTGCGGATGCTCTCCAAGGCGTACTTCCCGGCCGGGCGGGTGGACGCCACCCTCGCGTTCGAGGGGTTCTACGATGGGAGCAGCTCGACCCCGCCCGGCACCATCGACTACGCCATTACGCAACTCAACGGGGCGGCTACGAAGTCGGTCGTCTGCTACACGCCCGTGGTCGAGGCGCTCGGCGCTCCGATGTACGGCATGGACTGTGACAGCACCACCATCGACGAGAGCGCGCCGATGGACGGGCTGGTCACGCTCGACGGGGAGTTTCAGTCGAGCCACGGCGCCGAACGAGGCGTCATTCTGCGGGTGCTCGCGAACGCTTCAGCGACGGCCAACGGCACGGCGGTGGACCTGTCGCTCGTGGACGGCACCGCGGGCTCCAAGGCGTTCGGTGGCGTCGCCTACCTTCAGGAGACGGTCACGTCGGGCGCGTCCCATCAGGTCAAGATTGAGGACTCCGCCGACGGGTCTACCGGCTGGGCCGTCATCGCCACCCATACTGCTCGAACGACCATCGGCGCCGAGCGTATCCAGATTGCGGGCACCGTCAGGCGGTGGGTCCGAGCACAGTGGACAATCGCCTCGGGCTCGATGACCTTCACCGTGGCCTTCAAGCGCTACATCCAGTAAGGAGAACGAGATGCCGTTCAGTCATGGCTCCAAAGCGGTCTTCAAGCTCACCGATGCCAGCGCGGCGTCGCGTGACCTGACGGCCTACATCACCTCGACGGGCCTATCGCGCATGGCCGACGCCGCGGAGGTCTCCACGCTGGGTTCGGTCGCCAAGGCGTACATCCCCGGCATGACCGACGGGACCATTCCGCTCGAAGGTCCGTTCGACGCCGTGGTGGACGGCTACATGGACGGGCTGGTCGGGTTCGCCACGCTGGTCGCGTGGGAGTTCTACCCGGCTGGCTCGCCAGCGGGCGCCACCAAGCCGAAGTACAGCGGCGTGTGCCTCGTGACCGCCTACGACATC